TTGACTGAGGCCATTGAGATTATACCTTGCACAAAAACTGCAAAAGATATTATTGAAGGCGTAAGCGAATGGAAAGCTTAACTATAACAGATATGAAAGGCTCTGGCTCTGGCTCTGGCGATGGCTATGGCGATGGCTATGGCTCTGGCTATGGCTGATTCAGAAGGACGAAGAATGAAAGCAGTAACACTAAGACACTACATAAACGTAAACCATGACGGAAACCTAGCGGCTTTTGCACGAAAGATTGACCGCACACCAAAGACAGTTGGCGAGTGGGTAAAGGCTCGTTGTATTTGGGTTGAAGGTGAAGATGGTGAAGATGTTAAAGACGGCGTTTATTCATTAAGAATGGAGAGTAAAGATGATTAACGAAACAGGGCGACCAATTGTAGTTAAGTTCGACTCAGGCAGAAGCCTATTAGTACAGCCATTCAAAGGATTTAACAAAGATGCAATGGTTGAGGCTTTTGGGGTTATTAGGTCGGTTAGGTTTAAGAAGTAATCAGTTGTTCGGTAATTCCGAATAAGTCAAATTGGAGAGGGATTATGAAAGATTATTTAGCTGATATGTTTTGGGTTGCTTTGATGGTTGTAGGTGTCTTTGGGTGGGTCTTAAACATTGTTGAGCTTATTCAAGGTGGTGAATCAACAGGGCTAATGCTTGCTCGTGTAGCTGGTATCTTTGTCGCTCCGCTAGGGGCTATCTTAGGTCTGTTTGTTTAGGGGGTTATATGGAGCATCCAAGATTAAAGAATCTTATTTTTACCGAAACGCAGGCAGAACGCATTGAGGCCAAAAAAACTAAAGCAAATGCGGAAAAGACCGCACAAAGACGAGCGATCGAATCACACCAATCAAGACAGCGAGATATTCGAAATCCTGATGATTTTGCTGATATATGGGAAGAGATGGGTTATGTCTAACGGCTGGTTATTTTTCATTTTAGTTTTAATGGTATGTGCAGAGGGGTTCATACAGTGAAAAAGTATTTAGTGATTCATTGCTCAGATACACCAAATGACCGTGATGTAAAAACAGAAGAGATTCACCAGTGGCATTTAGATCGAGGTTGGGACGGTATTGGTTACAATTTGGTTATTGAGCGTAATGGTCAATGGCAGGCAGGTAGACCGGACTACTGGGTAGGATCTCATGTAAAAGGTCATAACTCTGAATCAATTGGTATTTGTTTGGTTGGTCGTGATGAGTTCACAGATTTGCAGATGGAAACACTTGATTCATACATTGAATATTACACGGCAAGATACCCATGCATTGAAGTGGTAGGCCATAGAGACTTAGATAGCAATAAAACATGCCCGAACTTTGATGTTAGGCATTATTTAAGTACAGGTGAGGTTAAAGCATGATTCCAGCAATTATTGGAAAGATTCTAGGTTCTGGTGACATTATCAAGTCAGGCATTGATTTAATTGATGATATGCACACCAGCAAAGAAGAAGAGATCGAAGCAAAGACTAAAGCAAAGATTGATCTAATTAACGCCTACGCTCCGTTTAAGGTGGCTCAACGGTATTTAGCATTAATGTTTACGTTTACGTTTCTATCATGCTTTGTGATGGTTCTAGTTATGACGCTATCAGGTCAAGCTAATATTGACCAAGCTAGACAGGTTATAACTGAGTTTTACATAGGTGAGATTATGCTGGTTATTGTTGGGTTTTACTTCTCAGGCGGAATGATTGAAGGCGTTGTAAGGACTGTAAAGGATAAAAAATAACAATTATAATACCCACAAGCAAAATATAAAGAGGTGAGCATGAATATAAAAGGTTATGAGGAATTATATAATGTTACTCAAGAAGGGTTAATTATATCGGCAAAGACAGGAAAGCCAATGAAGTTCTTTTTTTCCAAAGGAAGGAAAAGGGAAGATAAGTATTTGCGGGTTGGCCTTACAAAAAATAAAAAACAAAGAAAGTTTTTTGTTCATAGGATTGTTGCTGAATGTTTTGTTGATAATCCAGATGGCAAGAAGTTTGTAAATCATAAAGATGGCGACAAGACGAACAATAATTGTAACAACCTTGAGTGGGTTAGTCAGTCGGAGAATCAGATACACGCATATAATGAAGGTTTGCAGTCTCCGAACAACGGGGTCATTTTTAAAAACAATACGTCAGGCTATGTAGGAGTAACAAAATCAGGCGGAAAATGGAAAGCGCAGATAAGAATAAAAGGTGCACTGGAATATCTTGGTTTGCACTCTACGCCAGAGTTAGCGAGCGCAGCGTATCAAAAAAGATTAGAACAATTATTGAGGGTGGTATAGCTAAGTGGAAGGGTAAATAACCCTTAATTCACCGGTAAGTGGAGCGCGGCGTAACGCTATCCGGTGCAATTATTTGTTATGCGCTGAACGAGAGAGGCAGAATATGGAACAAGTAGAAATAGCAAAAGTGGAAAAAGTTTTCGACCGAAAAATATGGATTGAAGACGGCATTATGGGTGACAAGCACGTAATGATTCAGCATCAGGACGGAGAAAGTGAGCCGTTTTGCTACTGCTCTTTTTATTATGACTATGCCTACACATCAAACTCAGCGATACGAGATGCTGCGGAAAAGATGGCGGAGGCACTGGGTGGAAAGTCGCCAATTGAGTATAAAACGCGCCCCTTTAATCTGGGCGCATAACAGAAATGTTAAGCCGACGGGCGCAGCCTGTTCGGGCTTTAACTAGGAGTTAGAAAGCAATGGAAAGCATCATAGACTATAACTGCTAGGTATTTTGTCCATCTGGCTATCAGTTGTTATACTGGGAGAAATTCACATGTCACAGGAAGCAAGTAGATGGCTGCTAAAAAGAAACCAGCACCTAAAGATAAAGCAAAACTCACAAAGATGCCTAAGCGTAGGAAAAAATGATTGAGTATCTTCAGTTTGGGGCGGTATTAATCGCCCTTCTTTTAGCCTTAATTAACCGTGATGACAGTTTGTTCACTGCGGGTATTATGATGATCATGTATCTGATGATCGAAATTGATCCAGGCGAGTTCCTTTTTGGCGTGCTTCTACTTTGCATAGCGCAAACACTATTTGCTGTTTTCTTTTTGCAACTGTCTGGTGTACATCATGGAATAGTACAAGGCATTCTAGTATGCTTTCACCTAATATTAAATCTAACGCTTTGTTTTGATGTAATCTTTTGGACTAATCATGTTTATGACAACTTTCTACTGTTGTCTTCAGTTATTACATTGCTTCAGTGTATGGCGTTAGTCTTGACGGGTGGTGCTTGTGCTATTTACCGATATATTGATAATAATAAGTATATTGATACAGCTATACGCACTATCTAAGTACATCATTAATATTTATCGAGTCGCTAGGCATGCCAGAACGAATTCAAAGAGTATCCGAAGTAGCACAGAGCGCACAGACCGCAACATACGTTAGCGGAGGCGCTGGAGTAGGGATTGGGGTTGCTACTAAATCACAGGCATTTAATACCATGTTATGGTTACAGGAAAATGCATGGCTTGTATCAATGACATTCATGATACTGACGTTCTTTGTCATGTTGATATTTCGAATACTTGAATACCGTTTAAAGCTCCAAGCAGAAAAAAGAGCGCAAGAAGATTTCATTCGTAGGAAAACTGATCTAGAATTAAAGCGTGCAAATCAAAACTTACCCGACAATTAAGGCTTGGTGATACACATCTCTCAGCTATGAGTAAATAGCAATCTCTCCATGAATCATCCTTATTAATGCCCCTCCCATCAGGGGCTTTTTTATTTGCATAAAAGCAAACCGTTTGCTAGTATTAATCATGCAAGGAGGATTTATGATAGAAATGACAATCACGCAGTTAGTGAGAAAGCCATCAGAGCTAAAGAAGCTATTAGAAGATGGTAAGCAAGTTCGTATTTTATATAAGGAGCCAAAGCCTAATGGTGAGGTTCAGTTAAGTGCAATTATTCAGAGGGAGAAGTGACCTATAAAGATTACTAATCCACCAGTACAAACAACACATAAACCGCTACTATCACTAGTAGATAGATACAAGATAAGAAAGATGATTGCGAGGTTAGAGAATGACAACAAAAGCAGAATTACAAAAACAATTCGATGAGTGGGTTGATCAAGGTAAGCAACTCAAAGAGCAAATTGACGCATTACCGGACGACAAACCCGCGCTAACAGGTCGTTGGAAGCCTAAAGATGGGGAAAAGTACTGGCTTATTGATTTAACAGGCGGTGTTTCATGGTCACAATGGGATGACTGTACGAATGATCGCCATCGCTATGCACTCGGGAACACCTACCGCACCGAAGAAGAAGCACAAGCCGCACTCGACCAGCAACTGGCTACAGTAAAAGTACTTGATCGAATCGCGGAACTGAACTCTGAACAAGGATGGGTGTGTGATTTTAATTGCGATAACTATGAATCAAAATGGTATGTGGCATTCCACCATACGAGCAAAAAATTAATGGCGGATGGTGGTACATGGATCCAATTTCACCAGTCCACTTGCTACGGCTCAAAACAAACCATCGAAACAGTAATCAAGGAAATGGAATCTGATTGTTTATTAATGCTTGGTGTGGAGGTTTAGTATGAAGTTAAGCATAAGAGAAAAATCGTTAATCGTTCTAATTGGAAGCGCTGCTTTTTGGGTTGTTATATTAGTCCTAATATCGTTTGTGACTAGCTTTATTACATGGGAATTCTACAATCCGATACAAGATATTTTGAAAATGCCAGATTGGAATAATGACGAGAGAGCCGGATTTTTATGTATGGTTTCCTTTGTTGAATTCCCTGTTTTCTGTTTTCTGATTAATTTAACAGAACAAGCTGATATTGAAGGATGACTAATGAAAGACAAAAACGTAGAACTACCACTATACCCAGAACAGAAGCCACCTAAAGCGCTGTTCTTGATGATGGGTGTTATTATTGTAGGTATGGGGGTTTTAGTTTGGAGGTATTGGTTATGAATGCCGTTAATATTATCCTGTCTACAATCATGGTTTTAGCTCTCATGGTACTATGGTTTCTTGGGATGGATAGAATCGGTTATGCTGAATTAGAGAGAGACTTACAGAATTGCTTGAATGTAGTCATGGTGTTGTACTTTTTTGCCTCTTTGCATTGTTCTGAAATTGTGGCAAGTAAAATAACAGACTTTATTGGGAGCTTGTTTAAATGAATAATAACTTAGATATATGGTTGCTAATCACGACTGCGGCAATAAGCGTTGCTTTTATTATCTGGTTTGATTGGTGTAAAAGTAATTCATGTATAGCGGGGTTGTAGTTATGGGTGAATGCGATCTATGCGGACACTATCACGAACTGATAGAGGGCGTGTGTGCTGAGTGTCGGAGGAAGTATGCTATTACTAGCAGTTGATGCAGAATGGTTAAGTAAAAAGCTAATGGCAGATAACGACCTTGCACTAAGCTTTGAAGAACACCACCAGTCAAAGACATTAGAGCAACACAGAGAAGCTGAAAGGCGGTTGTATTTAGCTTTGAAAGAAGTATTTGATAAAGGGGCTGATTAGCCTCTTTTTCTAATTTTGGTATAATAACAGTATGAATGATGACATTAAGATAGATCGTTTAATATCAGAAGCTACAGATTGTTTAGTTAATGATACTCCAGACAAGGCAGCGGAAATGCTGCAAGAGCTGGCTTTTATGTGCTCCAAAGGTGGTAAGGAAGGTCAACAGATGTTCCACCATCTAAGGAAACTAGCCATTGAAGGCGCAAAAGCCCGGTCAAATGGAATATTAATTGAAGAAAAGATCTTAGTAGCAGAACGCAAACTTCAGGAGAAGCGCAATGGACCAAGAGTTATCATCAACTGATACAGAAAAGAAAACACGCAAACCTCGTTACAATGCTGAGGAACACATCAAAGCATTAGAAGAGCGGCTAGAGAATATAGAAAAGGCATTCGTTAAGATCACATCATTAACAGGCCAAGGCAATCATCTAGCAGAGTTCGGATATAGCATGTGGACTCCAGGTAAAAAAGATATGCAAAAGTATAAGTAGGTGAGTCATGAAAAAGATTCAAGGCTATAACGATTACTGGAACAAAAGCCAAATCACACCATTACTAATTACAGTTGGTGTATTGGTTTTTATTGGTCTAGTTAAGCTATTTGTGTGAGCAAATACTCATCTTTATAGTGTAAAGTTATCAATTACTTATTTACAGAGTGTGGAGTATGCCAAGTCGTAAAGGTAGTCCTAACAAGAACAAGGCTTTCTTGCTTAATAAATTGCAGGAAATGTACGGTGATGATTTTAATCCCGTGCTTAGAATGGCAGAGAATGCAGTAGAGCTGCAAAAGCTAGCGGATATTGATTCTGATGCTACTACAAGGAAGGCAGCGCTAGACGGTTGGGATAAAGTTGCTAATTACATTGAGCCTAAACTAAAAGCTGTAGAGGTTAGCGGTGAGCTTGAAGGTAAGGTTCAAGTAAAAGTTATTGATCTTACTGGCAATGCAGATCGAGATTAGAAGGGCGTCACAAGGCGCTGTACTCAATGAGTACTACAATTCAACGGCTCGTGTTACTGCTATTATGGGGCCACTAGGTAGTGGTAAGACCGTAGAGAGCTGTCAAAAGCTATTCAAGTTAATGTGTCAACAAGAGCCTAATGCACAAGGTATTAGGCCATCTCGATATATTGCAGTAAGAAACACCTACCCTGATTTAACATCAACAACAATCAAAGATTGGCTCGAACTATTCGGTGATCTTGGTCGTTACGTTGGTGGTGGGTTAGAGCCTCCTACACATCATTTAGATTTTTTCTTGGATGATGGGACGATAGTTCAGTCACAGTTAATATTTCTTGCTTTGGATAGGGCGGACGCTGTTAAGAAATTGCGTGGTATGCAGTGCACCGGATTTTGGCTTAATGAAATGAAAGAGTTACCCAAAGCTATTGTTGATATGGCTGACTTACGTCATGGGCGATACCCATCAATGGCTGCTGGTGGTATTTCTCCGACATGGCACGGAATGATAGGAGACACTAACGCCCCTGATGAAGATCACTGGTATTATAAAATGGCAGAGGAAGATAGGCCAGAGGGGTGGGTATTCCTTCGACAACCAGGAGGCGTTATACCTAAAGGTGATTCATTTGTGCCGAATCCAGACGCAGAGAATATCCATAATCTCCCAGATGGTTATTACATTAGGGGTATGGCTGGTAAATCTTACGATTGGATCAAGGTTAATCTAGCCAACGAGTACGGGTTCGTATCAAGTGGCAAGCCTGTATATCCTGAGTATGTTGATAGTGTGCATTGCCTTCAAGAGGAATATAAACCTGATCCAGCATACCCTATTATCTTGGGTGCTGACTTTGGGAGAACGCCAGCTTGTGGCTTTATTCAGTATTTACCGCATATAGGCAGATACATAGCATTTGATGAATATATTACTGAGGACACCAGCGCGGCTACGTTTGCACCTGATCTAAAGGAGTACATCAATACTAATTACGCTGGGTTTACTTTTGCTAGGGGAGGCGGTGATCCATCCGGTGATAACAAAGGCCAAGCAACTGATGATACGCCTTTCAGGATATTATGGGCGCACGGGTTAACAATGATACAACCTACCTTAACCAACAACCCATTGATACGAAGATCTAGCATCATTAACCCAATGAAGCGTTTATGTATGGATGGCAAGCCCGCATTCATGATAAGCCCTAAGTGCAAGGAGTGGAGAAAGGGTTTAGCTGGTGGGTTTTGCTATAAACGTGTTCAAGTTGCTGGTGATGAAAAGTACAGGGATGAGCCTGATAAAAACAAGTATTCACACATCTGTGAGGCAGGTGAATATGGATTACAGCAAGCAGGTGAAGGTGCTGATGTTTTCAAGAATGAGGTTAGTAGTTGGTCACAGCCAGTTCAAGCAGATAATTGGAGTGTATTCTAATGGACACCCATCATGCTAATGATCTGGTCCATGTGGTATTTGAACAGACCAACTATAAACACTGGATATTCAAGTTTCTGCATCCTGAGTTCCAACACTGCTATGTGGTCAAATCATCGAGAGGTGGCCACTACTGGACGGTAGTTAACCAACGCAGATCAGGCTTAGAGTTTGAAACAGAGCCAAAAGACCTATATCCAACGGTTAGGGATTACGCAGAAAAGAATGCTAAGATAGTCACTATTAAAGTAGAGCATAGCGAGAAGGGTAAAATACACCATCTTTCTATGCTTAGTTGTGTAGATATATGCAAGGCTGCACTAGGGATCAAAGCGTTCTTTATCTGGACGCCATACCAGTTATATAAGAGGTTAAGACATGAGCAAAATAATTGCACCAGGGGCAAAAGAGGCCAAAGCAGCCGCAAGACAACAGCAGATGCAACTGGAGAAGCAACGCAAGATTGAGCAGCGTAGAGCAGCAGAAGCAGAGGATGAAGCTATGCGCCGTAAAGCAACAGCCGCTAAGGGTGGCTCACGAGCTTCTTTGCTTGCTACCAGTGAAACAGGCGTACAAGCCAAACCAGCCAAGCTAGGAGGCTAATATGCCTTTACAGGACTTAGGGTCAGTAGATGACCTATTGAAGCGTTTTAATGGCGCCCGTAAGAACTACGATGAAGCTCGCTCTCTGCACCAAGAGACTTATGATTTTGTAGCGCCGCAACGTGAAACCTTTCGTTTCTATTCGCCAGGGCAAGAAAAGAACCGTCATGTGTTTGATTCAACAGCCGTAACAGCACTAGAGCAGTTTGCATCACGCATTAAGGGTTCAATCCTGCCAGCATGGAAACAGTGGGCGCAATTAACAGCAGGTTCTATTGTTCCAGAGAGTGAGAAGGCAGAGATCAACAAGGCGCTAGAAGAAGCGAATGATATTTTCTTCAATGCGTTGAATCACTCCAACTTCGATACAGAGATTAATCCTGCATTAATTGATATGGGTGTTGGTACTGGCGCTATTATTATTGATGAAGGCGAATTCAATAGTGGTGACATCTTCCGCTTTACTAATGTTCCATTGGCTGAGTTGTATGTAGAAAAGCCAATGCTTGGGCGTATTCGCTCTGGCTGGCGTAAACATAATATGCAGGTATCAGCAGTTCAGGCTACATGGCCTACCGCTAAGATTCCTGAAAAGGTTCTAAAGAAAGCTGAGAAAGACCCATCTACTGAGATGGAGATTATCAACGGCAACCTGTTCAATCCTAAAGATGGCAAGTATTACAACGTCATTATTCATGAAGAATCAAAGACACTGCTTTTTGATCAAGAGTTCAACACTCAACGACTGATTCCATTCCGTTGGCATGTTGTTCCAGGTGAAAGTTATGGTCGTGGTCCTGCTATGCAGTGCTTACCAGATATTCGAACACTGAATAAGATTGTAGAGTTCAAACTTCAATCGCTAGCGTTAGCGGTTGGTGGTGTATGGACGGGTATCAATGACGGTATCTTCAATCCTAATACGGTTCGTATCGCGCCTAAGACTATCATCCCTGTAGGCTCCAACAACAATCAAAACCCTACCCTACGCCCGTTAGAGTTTGGTGGTGATCCTGCATCGGTTGAGATGTCTATCCGTGAGCTGCAAGAGAAGATCAATCAATCATTCTTTGCTAATCCATTAGGTGATATTACTGACCCTGTACGATCTGCAACTGAAAATATGATTCGTCAACAAGAGATGTTGAAACAAGCAGGCGCTTCATTCGGTCGTTTATACACAGAGCTCATTGAAGTATTAATGGAAGCGGGTATTGATATTTTGGCTGGTCTAGGTCGATTGCCTCCATTGAATGTTAATGGTGAAGAGGTGACAATTAAGCACGTATCACCACTAGCCAAGGCTGAGGATATTGAGGACTTCCAGAACATTCTAACATGGGCACAGTCCAATATTGGTATTGTTGGCCCAGAAGTATTCATGGGTTCTGTTAAGGTAGAAAATTTCCCTCAGATTACTAGTGAAATGTTGGGTATTCCTGCTGAACTGGTCAGAACAAAAGCGGAGCGTACGCAGTTAGGACAAGCTCTTATCCAAGCATCACAGCAGCAAGGGGGCGAAGGTGAACAACGCGTTTGATGAATTAGGAAAGCAACCAGAATTCTCTGATGAAGATAAGAAGCATTTTGAGAAGATTGACTACCTGATTCATAAAGTATTTGCTCAGTCAGACGAAGGAAGGGAGCTTCTGGAAATCTGGCAAGAGCATCTATTAATGTCGCCTACGTTCCAGCCATCTGATAATGATTTACAGATTGGTTATAATGAGGGCGTTAAAAGTTTTATTCGTAATATTATCTTGACCCTACGAAAGGTAGAAAACAATGAGTGACGACATTCAAACAACTGAACCAGTAGAAGCGACTACTGAGACACAAGAAACAGCGACAACCGAAGAACGCTATGACTTTGTGCTTGATAAGTATCGCGCAGAAGGCCGAACAGAAGCAGAGGCCATGCAATTGCAAGCTCAGTCCTATGGTGAACTACAAAGTAAATTCGGATCATTTACTGGAGCTCCGGAAACTTATGAGGCTGTTCTTTCCGAAGAATTGACAGAGGCCGGTGTAGAGTTGGTGGCTGATGATCCAATGCTAGAAAAAGCATTTGAGTTAGGCAAAGAACTTAACATGTCTCAAGAAGGCATGAGCAAGCTTATCAATATGTACGCTGAGATTCAGTTAGCAGAAAACAAAGCGTATGAAGAGCAACGCGCAGAGAACATGAAGCTATTGGGTGCTAATGCCAGTTCTCGTATTGATGGTATCAACAAGTGGATTGATGCTAATCTAGATAATGAGACAGCGGAAGGTTTGCGTGGTATTGCTACAACAGCTGAGGGTATCAAGGCTATTGAACAGCTAATCAGCAAGACCAAATCAGCACCAGTAGCACCACAGGACAGCACACCTGTTCCAAGTGTTACACCACAAGAAGTGCAGGCTATGCAATTCGCTAAAGATGAGCATGGAAACAGAAAGATTAATACTGACCCTGAGTTCAAGAAAGAGTATCAACGTAAACGAGATGCTTTATACGGGACGCAGGAACATAGACAGATGATCGGCTAAACTTAGACCAACTAGGGAGGGGTGCCCTACCACCCCTTTTATCCCTAGAAGGCAAAACAATATTAACAATGTAGGGATTATTATGCCATTTACACAAAGTACATTTGCTCCAGCTTCGGCCTCTGCCAGCAATGCCCCTAAAATATTTTCGTATGAATCTGGGGATAACACGGTAACAGTCATAACGGCTGGATACTTTGAACCCAAAAAAAATCAACTAGAAAAAGGCGACTGGATACTAGCCGTTCTTTCTGATGGTGATGTTCTTCTTCAAGTTCTTGCTGATACTTCATCGGTGAAAGTTGTTGATATTGGCGGGTTGCCTGCTGATATTTATGCTGGCGGCTTCTTTGATTACAACGATGCGGCAACATCTACAACGCCTATCAACGTTGTTGGTGGTGGTGGCTTTGTGAAACTCACCAATGATGAAGCTGGGTCATTCACTAATAAGGCGTATCCTCCTGCTGGCGTTACAGACGTTTGGGACGAAGTTGCAAATGAATTTGACTTTACCCAGTTAAAACTTGGTGACATGGTTGACTTCAGGCTCGATCTTACTGTTACAACTACTTCACCGAACCAAGATTTAGACGTTAGATTGTTCCTTGGTGTTGGCGCTGGGGAATACTCGATCCCGTTTGTCCTGACAAATATCAAATCGACAGGCACCGTAAACCTTAATAGATACAATGGTATCTATATGGGCGACACCAACACCCTAAACAACCCTGGTGAATTTAGAATTCAGTCGGATTCTAATGCAACTGTTGTTGTTAATGGTTGGTATGTGAAGATTATTAATCGTGGTCAGTAATTTGACTATGCCTTATTGTTAGACAATAATACACTTATTCCTATCGCCGATACCCTCCTAGAGGCCGGATTCAAGGATTTTGTTATTTATTAGCAAGATCAAACCGAATTCGGCACCTTGATCAAGCTAAGAAAAGATTAAGACTTTAGGAGACAATTATGTCTAAGTTTCTTTCTAATGCTGCGATTCAAGAGTTCGACAGCGAAGTAAAACATGAATACCAATCAATGGGTA